CAGAAATAGATACTACGCTGCTTGTCCCCGTTATGATGGGCATGTTGGGTCTTGGCGCTATGAGATCCTACGAAAAAGTGCAAGGCGTCAGTCGGGAGAAATAGATGTCAGAGCAATTAATTAACATGTTAAAGCGTCACGAGGGTGTGCGTAGTCATGTGTACCTGTGTTCCGCTGGCTACGAAACTATAGCAGTTGGCAGAAATATAGCTGAGTCGGGATTAGGGCTATCAGATGACGAAATTGAATATCTCCTGAATAATGACATCAAGCGCGTGCGCGAGGAACTCGAAGACACGTATTTTTGGTTTGCAGCACTAAACGAAGCACGGCAAGACGCTATGATCGACATATGCTTCAACCTTGGCCTCACGCGGTTGCGAGGGTTCATCAAAGCTTTAGAGGCAATGTCTCGCGAGCAGTTTGATATAGCAGCGGACGAGTTCATGGACAGTCGCTGGAGCGAGCAGGTTGGTAACCGTGCAGTAGAAGTTACTGAGATGATCAGAACTGGAGAGTACCAGTAATGCCACTGCAAAAGTTCATATTCAACCCTGGGATCAATAAAGAAGGCACGGATTACACTGCCGAAGGGGGTTGGTTTGACGGCAACTTGGTGCGTTTCCGTAAGGGCTTGCCTGAGAAGATAGGCGGTTGGCAAAAGTACATACAAGCCTCGTACGAAGGAACTGGTCGTAAACTTCATGGGTGGGTTGATCTTGACGGTACGAAGCTTTTGGGCCTCGGCACGCGGTTCAAATTGTATATACAAGAAGGCGCGAGTTATAACGATATTACGCCGATACGGGAAACCACCAGTGCGGGCGACGTTACGTTCGCTGCCACCAACGGGTCTAGCACGATCACTGTCACAGACGCCGGGCACGGTGCTGTCAACGGAGACTTTGTTACATTTTCTGGGGCAGCAAGTCTAGGCGGCAATGTTACCGCAGCGGTTTTGAATCAAGAATACCAAGTTGTTACTGTCCCGACAGCCAACACGTTTACGATTGTCGCCAAAGACACCAGCGGTGTAGAGGTCACTGCAAACAGTAGCGACACGGGCAACGGTGGCGGTAGCGTCGTGGGTACTTATCAAATAAATTCTGGTTTGGACGTCTTCGTTGACGGCACCGGTTGGGGCGTAGGCACATGGGGCTCTGGCACATGGGGATCGACCACCTCTTTGGGTGACGCAAACCAGCTACGTCTTTGGTCTATGGACAACTTTGGTGAAGACCTAGTCTCCAACCCCCGTGCAGGAAGTATTTATTATTGGGATAAGACCGGAGGACTTAACACTCGCGCCGTTCCTTTGACATCTTTGGCCGGGGCAAATTTGGCTCCAACAAGAGGCCTGCAAGTTCTGGTGTCTGACGTAGACAGACACGCGATTGTTTTGGGCGCGGACCCCATCAGTGGCGGCAGCCGAAGCGGCACCATCGACCCGTTACTGATTGCTTTTTCAGACCAAGAAAACATCGCTGAATGGGAGCCCAAAGCCACGAACACGGCAGGATCTTTGAGATGCTCTGCGGGCTCCGAAATAATTGGTGGTCTGCGGGCAAGACAAGAGACTTTAATTTGGACGGACGTCGCGCTTTATAGTCTCCAGTTTGTAGGGCCGCCACTCACTTTCGGTCTGAATCTGGTCAATGAAGGCATCAGCCTTATCAGTCCAAACGGCGCGGTCAACTCGCCAAGTGGCATTTTCTGGATGGATAAGAAAGGGTTCTATTTATACAACGGTGCGGTGCAACCTGTGCCTTGCAGCGTCCATTCTTATGTGTTCGACGATTTGAATGAAGGCCAAGCTTTCCAATTCTTTGGGTTCCTGAACAAACAATTCGATGAGGTCGGCTGGTTTTATTGCTCTGCCGACAGTAACTCGATAGATCGTTATGTTGTTTACAATTACGTTGAGAACCTTTGGTCTATTGGCAACTTATCTCGCACAGCGTGGCTTGACGAGGGCATAGTCGCTTTCCCACGTGCTGCTGGCGTCAATACAGACTCGAACAACTGTTTATTCCAACACGAAACGGGTAACGATGATGACGGCAGCCCGATGAGCAACGTCTTCATCGAGTCGGCAGATTTTGACCTTGGCGACGGCGAGGAGTTCCAATTTGTACGCCGTATGATCCCAGACGTGAAATTCACTGGGACCGGCGGCACCGACCAGCAAATGAACGTGGTCATGAAAACACGTAATTTTCCCGGCAGTACACTGACCACGGACCAAACAAGCAGTTTTACGGCGACGACGACAAAAGTAGACATGCGGGCTCGCGCCAGACAAGTTGCGATCCGTTTCGAGTCCGATGACGACGCCGATCTGGCAAATCGGGTCGGTCTTGGGTTCCGCCTTGGCGGGACTCGTTTGGACCTGCAAACCAACGGGCGTCGATGAGTAAGTTACTACAGGGGCGCTTGCCTTTCTCCACTGGCGAGAACGTCACAACCGGCACGTTTAACAAGGCTGTACGTTTATTGGAGATCAGTTTAGACTCTTTTGATCCAGACGCTACGCCGCAGTTTACTGCGGGACGAAGAGACGAACTGCAGTTTCAAGCAGGTGACATCATCTGGAACCTCACAGAGGGGGTGCTCCAGGTTTACACCGGTAACGTTTGGCAGAACATATCTTCTCCGTCTACGTCGGGGTTAAGCGCAACAGGTGGCATCGGAACCGTATCGGTAAGCACGAACGGCTCTGTTGTTGTAGATATCACATAAGCGTACGATCACGATATGGGACAAGCAGCATTTCAATACGACGAATTTGATGAGATTGAACCAATTGAGGTTCCTGCTGGTGGCATAGCCACTTTTTTGACCGCTACTGAAGGCTCTTGGGCCACTGATGATGACGATGACATACCTCAAGCGGGGATTGCGTCGGTCAAGCGGGTAGCCGATCAACTAGCAACGTTTGGTCGTCACGAAGACGAATACATGATCCACGCTGCGGAAGGCGAAACTGTCATTCCGATGGAAGTGTTTCGTAAAAACCCAATTCTGAAAGATCGTATTTTCCAACAAATGCGCGACATGGGCATCGAGCCTGAGCGTTATGTGGTAGGTAACGAGCTTAACTCTCTGAACCCGGTCACCGGTCAACCAGAATTTTTTCTAAAAAAGCTGTTCAAGGGCCTTAAAAAGTTTGTAAAGAAGGCTGTCACGGTTGTATTACCGATCGTGGGTGCTGCTTTCCTTGGACCTTTAGGCGCGGCCGCCGGATCAGGCATCGCAACACTGATTAACGGCGGTAACTTGAAGGACGCGTTGAAGTCAGCAGCTTTGAGCGGACTCACAGCAGGTGTAATGAACGGTATTAGCGGCGGTATGTCTGCTGCTGGCGAGGGCGGAAGCTTTTTTAAAGGCTTTAAGTCGGGAGCTTTTGGTGAAGGAGCCTTCACAAGAACAATCGGCGAAGCAGCAACTGCTGGGGCTGATGCAATAACTGAAACGGTGACACCTCCTACGCCGGTTGACGCGCCTGTGGCCTCGGTCACGGATTCGGAAGTTGCAAAAGCACTTGTTGAACCTCCTGAGATATCAGAGATTACCTCGATAACGCAGCCTTCTAAGGTGCCTACAACACCAAGAAGTCCGCTCGATCCCATATCCCAGACAAGCGGCGCACAAAATTTGACACCGCGCTCGGCAACTCCGGACATAATTACAAGTGACACCGAAGCTCTGCGACGCATGGGTTTTAGTGATTCGCAAATACGAGATTATCAAGGGGGTACAGGAGCATCTACGACGGGCGCTGGCGGGGCTCCTGCGGGTGCTGGCGCAGGTGCAGCCGCGACGGCGAAGACGGTTCCAGTCTCTAGTTTTAGGGAGGGTATTGATCGGTTGTTGCCGGGTGGTGAATTCGATCCAGTTCGAGGATTTAAAGACATTTTCATGCCTAGAGCGGGTCAAAGAGCCGCTGCAGAAGAATTGGTTAGAACGCAACAACCCGGTTTAGCAGTCGGGTCACCCAACTTTGAAGCGGCCGTCAAAAAAATCATGGACGCTTCAAGCAAGCCCGGTTTTATTCGTAGCTATGCACCAGCAATCGGCGGAATCATGGCCTTAGACGCTTTGAGTAGACAAGAACCAGAAACTTTCAACGTAGATGAGCAAGTTACGGGTTTTGATCTCCTCAGTGGCCCCGGAGGCAGTCGGTATAGATTAGGTGCGAATACCATGCGATTGCCTACAACGTACACGATCAAAGATGTATCCGACCAATATGGAAGCTTGGAAACGCCGGTTTACCAACCGCAGCCGCTCGGAGTTGCAGAGGGTGGCGAGATCGAAAACTTTCCTCGTATGAATGGGCGCATCGACGGCCCCGGAACAGAGACCAGCGACGATATCCCGGCGATGTTGAGCGATGGTGAGTTCGTGTTCACCGCGAGAGCTGTGCGTGGGGCCGGTAACGGCGACCGCGAAAACGGAATGAAAAATATGTACGCTCTGATGAGCAAGTTCGAGAGAATGGCGTAATGGCAGAGAATACAACCACAACACAGATCGTCCGCGAAGCGCCGGAAATAGAAGCGTTCAAAGCGGGGCTTTACCAAGACGCGCTAGACTATGTTAAGCGACTGCAGGGTGTAGACCCAATCACGGGTCAAGCTATTCTTGATCCAGAAACTGGTGAACCTGTAGGAGCAGTAGCTGCCCCAACCCAAGCCGTGGCAGGCATGACTGCCGACCAAATTGCGGCAGGAGAGTTGATCAGAACTGGCATAGGCGGCTATGAGCCCTTTCTTACTGGCGCGTTAGAATCGACACAGGCCGGTCAGGACGTTATCACAGGCGGCGCTTTGCCCGGCATAGAAGCCGCTTTGTTAGCACAACAAGGCGGTCTAGGCACGCTAAGGGAAGCGCAGAGGCTCGCGTCTGATACGCGTGCAGAGCCTTACTCTTTTCGTGACCAAGCGATTATGGGTCTTTCTCAGGCTGCACAAGACATTACAGGGGCGGCTGCCGGTATACCTCTACAAGTACAAGCCGCTCAACGAGGGCTTTCTGCTGCAGACGTTGCTGCGCAGCGGGCTGCTTCAGACACGGCCGCGAGACTTGGCTTGGGGGCAGAGCAAGGTCGCCAACTAGCAGCTGACGTAGGTATAGGAGCGTTAGGCACAGCTTCTGCACTGGGCGGTCAATTGGGTGCAGCAACTACCGGTGGGTTGCAAACGGCGTCTCAAGCACAACAGCAACTTTTACGTCAAGCCGGACGAGCCGCAGGCACTACAGCGGGGGCGCAAAGCCGTCTAGGCTCTGCTGCACGACAGGCAGAGCGAGAAGCTACTGTAGGACAGACGGGTATCCTTGGTTCAAGAGGCGACATCGGCGCTATCCGAACCGGTTTGACCGACTCTGGTCAGCAGTTCGACCCTAGCGGTATAGGTGCTTTCATGGACCCCTACATGCAGCAGGTGATCGAAGCAAACACACGTGAGGCCATACGCGCTGGGGAGCTACAGAAGCAAAGCGCGAGAGCACGACAAATAGCCGCAGGAGCTTTTGGCGGCTCAAGAGGCGGTGTTGAAGAGGCAGAAATAACACGTGGTGTTAATGAACTAATTGGTAGACAGCGTGCGAATCTACTAAGCCAAGGCTACGGCCAAGCGTTACAAGCTGCACAACAGGCGTTCGAAGCAGGAAAGGGACGTGAGCTACAAGCGGCGGGTCTTGGCGGGCAACTGGCGCAGTCTGAAGCAGGGCTCGCGGCGCAAGCAGCGCAGATGGGTATCAGCACCCAACAACTGAAGGCACAACTCGCCCAACAACAAGCGGGTCTCGGGCAGTCACAAGCGCAACTAGGTATGGCTGCTGCCCAACAGGGGGCACAACTCGGAATGTCGGCTCAGCAGCAGGCGGCGGCAAATGCACAGGCACAGGCGCAAGCCGCCCAAGCGGCGCAACAGCTTCGAGGTCAGGTGGGCCTACAAGCCGGTCAAATGGGTCAACAGGCGGCGCTGCAAGGCGGCCAGTTAGGCATGTCAGCCGCAGAAATGGCACAGCGTGGCGCGTTGCAAGGTGGTCAGCTAGGAATGCAGGGTCAGCAAGCATTGGCACAAATGGCTGGACAACGGGCCGATCTGGCGAGAGCAGGCGGTCAACTGGGCTTACAGTTTGGTCAGCTAGGCCAAGCCGACGTCTCACAACTCGCGGCTCTTGCCGGTCAACAACAGCAGGCTGCCCAAGGCATTGGAGCGTTGGCGGGTCAAGCCGGTCAGCTAGGCGGACGTCTAGCGTCTATGGGTCAGATACAAGCGAGTCTGGGGCAACAAGCGCAACAGCAACGGGCCGCAGACGCGTCTCAGTTGATGGGCTTCGGTGGGGTGCAACAGCAGCAGGCGCAAAACGTATTGAACGCTCAGTTTGCCGCAGATCGACAGGCTTACGACCAGCCGTTCCAGCAGCTAGGCTTCTTGGGCGACATGACTAAAGCACTGCCGTCATCACAGAGCGCCGTGTTTCAACAATCCGCGCCTAGTCCGGGCTTTGCCCAGCAGGTGGCAGGTTTGGCTACAGGTGCGGCTGGTTTAGCGAGGGCTTTCTGATGAACGTAATGAATAGACCTTTGTTTCGTGCAGCAGGCGGTGCAGCGAAAAAATTTCCAGATTTGAGTGGGGACGGCAAAGTCACACAAAAAGACATTTTGATTGGTCGAGGCGTCATCGAAAAACAAGAGGGCGGCGCAATAGTTCCCGAAGAAGCGGCCGGTCAAGTGCAAATGGCTTCTGAAGCTGAAGGGCAGCAGGTCGGGCTTGACTATGTCGCCGACACCTTGGGCGGTATTGATCAAGCAGAAGACATAGAAAGCATGATCAACGCTATACGTGGCAACGACATGCCTATCGAAGCACGGCGCACGGAGCTTGCTGAGTTCGTAGGTCGAGATGACGCGATGGCGACACCAGAGGCGGTTTTAGCGATGGTTCAGCCTGCCATCATGCTTACAGAAGAAGGTGCCATGAACAGTGGTATCGGCGATCTAATGAAAAGCATGACGTCCGACATCGAAATGGCGACTGAGGGCGGACAACCTACTGATATGGGCCAAGGCGTCGGCTCTCTGATGATGGCCGGTGCTCCAATGGAACAGGCTCCGCAACAGTTCGCTAACGGTGGCGGTGTCCAGAAGCCCGTGCAAAAGTTCGCAGCGGCGGGTGCAGTTTACGATCCGTTTGATCCACGGTCATCCGTTGATCAACGTTTTACTGCTTTGACTGAAGCCAGACCTTTATCTGCTCTTCTAGGCGACGATCAACTCATGGGGAGATTGTTCGAGGAATCTTTGCGACCTACTGAAGTTGAAAGCGCAGAAGACGCAGCAGCCCGTTATGAAGCTTTAATGACAAAAGCTGCTGATTTAGGTGGTGCAGATGAGGCTCGCAAACAGCAAATGGCATTAGATTTAGCGACGGCAGGTTTCCAATTTGCTTCGGGACGAGATGCTCAAGGACGTAATATCGCAGGTCAGCCTTTTCTAGCGCAGTTGGGCGCGGCGGC